AATACACCGTTGCGGACGCGGCGGTGCTGGCGCGCGTGCCCGAGATTTCGATCCGCAATTGGATGGCCCGGGGCACCCTGAACGTGGGGATGAGGACGGCGGGCGGCCGGGTGCTGCTGACGTTGATGGACATTTTGCGGTTGGAGGTGATGCACGATCTTTGCGTGCGGGCCGCGTTCAAGGCGTCCGAGGCCGCCGAGATTGCCGAGATCGTGGTCGAGAAGGTGCGGAAGCACGGCACGGGGGACGCCAGTCAGGGCCGCCCCGTGATGAACTTGGTCGTCGGGTGGAACGAAGCCGGCGAGCTGGTCGCGAACTTCGTCGATCTGGTCGGCCCGGGCTTCTACAAACCGCCGCCGCGGCTGGATGGTGACGACAGCTACAATCCGCTGCGCCGCGCGCATCTCGTGCTGCCGATCGCCAGCATGTGGGCCGATCTGATTCTGCGCACCGAGCAGCTTGAACGCGCCAACAAGCGAGCGGAGGCGCCGGTCCATGTCTAGCGGCCTGACCCTGGCCGAAGCAGCGATCGCGATCAACACGACGACGGAGGTTGTCGAGAGGCTGACCGCCGCACTGCCCGCACTGGCGCCGGGCGATGCGGGCCTGTCCTTGCGGCAGGTCCTCGGTCTCCGGGTGCTGACCGCACTGCACTTCCTCGACGCCGCCGACGCGGTGCCGATTGCCGACAAGGCGGTTGCGGAAGCGCGCGCCGGCGGATCGCGCTGCATGGCGGTGAAATGGACGGGCAGCGCACGCTGGACGTGGACGACGGATGACGTTGACGCCGCCCGGCTGGCCGGTCCCGTGCTGTTGCTGCCGGTCGAACGAATGCTGACCGATCTGGCGCTGCGCTGCGCCGAAGTCCGCGCTTCACTGCCACGCCTCAACTAGGGAAAATTCAAAATGCATATCCGGCAAATCCTGCAACGGCGCGAGCAGATCCGCGAGGAACTGCGGGCGCTGGTCGAAAAGCACAGTGACGGAAACCTGCCGCCCGAAGCGGTGCAGCGATCGACCGAGTTGGAGCAAGAGGCCGAGCGCCTGAACGCGGCGGAAAAGCGGCAACTGGTCTTGGACGAGATGGACCGCAGGGCGACCGCGACTCCGCTCACCGGCGATGGCGGCAGCGGGGATGCGCGCTTCGACCAGCTATGCTCGCGGGTGAGCGCGGTCGATGTGATCCGCACCCAACTCGGCGACACATCGACGGCGGCGGGCAGGGCGAAAGAGGTTTCCGCCGAGCTTGCGAAGCGCTCGGGACGATCGCCCGCCGGGCTCTATTGGCCGTGGCGGCAAGTCGAAAAGCGCAACCTCGGTCTCTCGACCGGCGGCGGCTCGAACTTGATTCAAACGGATGTCTCGCCGGCGACCATCGACATTCTGCGCAGCAAGTCGATCGTGATGCAGGCGGGCGCGACCGTTATGGCGGGCCTAACTGGCAATCTGGCGATCCCTCGATTGACCGCCAGCGCGAGCGTCGGATGGGTCGCGGACGGAACCGGCCTGACGCCCAGCAATCCGAATTTCGATCAACTCGTTTTCTCTCCGAAACATGCGGGCGGAATCGTCGGCATCAGCAGGCAGATTCTGCAGCAGTCCTCGCCCGACATCGAAATGCTCATCGAGAGCGATGTGGCCGCGATCAACGGCAGCGGCCCGCCACAGCCGACCGGCATATTGAAGACCGCTGGCCTGCCGATCGTGCCCGGCGGCACCGATGGAGCGGCGGCGACCTTCGCCAATCTGCAAGCGCTGATCGGCTCGGTGGACACAAGCAACGCGCTGGCTGGGCGGTTAGCGTTCCTAACCAACAGCAAGGTTGCGAAATCGCTGCGCACGACGCTGAAGAGCACGGCCGACACGAGCAGCAATTTCATCCTGACCGTGCCCGACCAGCTGCTCGGCTATCCGCTGTTCGTATCGCAGAACGTGCCGGGCAACCTGTCGCACGGCGCGGGCACCAACCTGTCGGCGATCATTTTCGGCGACATCTCGGCAGTCTACATCGCCGCGTGGAGTATGTTAGACATCCTGGCAAACCCGCTGGACAGCACGGCCTACGCTCAGGGCGCAATCCTTGTCCGCGCCATGTGCACAATCGACCTCGGGATCAGACATGTAGCGGCCCTGGCTGCCATCACGGACGTTATCGCGCCATAACATGGAACTAGAGCGCCGCACCCTTGGCGAAGTCCGCACGGCTGGCCGCGTGCTGCATGGCGTGGCCGTTCCGTTCGGAAAATCCGCCGATATTGCCGGGCTGTTTTCCGAAAGCTTCGCGCCGGGCTCATTCAGCGCGACGCTGGCACGGCGCGATGATGTGGCCGCGCTCGCCGATCATCAGCCCGAGATGCTCCTCGGTCGCCTGCGATCGGGCACGCTTCGCCTGTCGGAGACCGCGAGCGGCCTGCAATACGAGGTCGATCTACCGCAAACCTCGCTCGGCTCCGACATTCAAGAACTGGCACGGCGCGGCGATCTGTCGGGCGTCAGCGTCGGCTTCGTGGTAGACGCGCAATCGTGGCCGGATGCGAAAACGCGGCGCATCGAAGCGGCGACGCTGCACGAGGTAAGCATCCTGCGCGGATCGCGGGCCGCCTACGGCGACGCGACGACGATCGCGCTGCGCAGCCGAGCCGCGGCGCATGGTGACGTGCTGCGGCTGCGGCGCGCCTTGGTCCTGGTGATCTGACGATGCGCTGGCGCTGGCCGTTCGGGCGCCGCAAGCCCGAGGAGCGCTACACGCTCAGTTCGGGCGGCTGGGGCGTCGGTTATCTCGGCGGCCTCGGCGGCCCCGTGTCGGTGCCCGCAGCGGAGAGCTTGAGCGCGGTGTGCAGTTGCGTCGAATTGATTTCGGGCGCGATCGCCTCGTTGCCCGCGAGCTTGGTGGTGGACACGCCGAACGGCACGACCGACGCACCTGCGAGCGCGGCGGCGTGGCGCATCCTGCGGAGGCCGAACGAGTGGCAGTCGTGGCCCGCCTGGATGGCGTGGAACGTCGCTTCGATCCTGCTGCGCGGGAATTCACTGTCGAGGATCGATCTTGATCAGCGCGGCGCGGTGACGGGCCTGACGCCGATCGCGTGGGCGTGGGTCATGCCCGCCGTCGTTGCTGGCCCGAAGCTGATTTTCGACGTGACGATGCGGACGCCGGAAAGCGACGCCTGGGGCTTGAGCGGCACCCGGCTGCTCTCCGACGAGGTGCTGCACATCCGCGCGCGAAGCGATAGCGGGCTGATCGGACGCAGCGTGCTTTCGAGAGCGGCGGGCGCGGTCGCCGAGGGCATCGAGATTGCGGCGACCGCATCCGGGTTGTGGCGCAACGGCATGCGGCCGTCCGGCGTGTTGACCGCGCCGAGTTACCTGACACCCGAGCAGCGCAATCGGAAAAATGAGTGGGTCTCGGAGTATGCCAGTTCGGTCAACGCTGGCCGAGTGCCGCTCCTGGAGGGGGGCTGGAAGTTCGAACCGACCTCGCTCAACAGCGTAGACGCGGAATTTCTCGCCAGCAGGCGGTTTTCGGTCGAGGAAATCGCGCGGCTGTTTTGCGTGCCCGCGCCGCTGATCCAGTTGCCCGAGAACAGCACGCCCGCCGATATGGCGACGTTCAGCGTGTTGCTGACGCAATTTGCCTTGCAGCCCCTGATCACGCTGATTACGGACGAATTCGACCATTCGGTGTTGCCTTCAGGGCAACACCTTGTGATCGACGCAGATGGGCTGGCGCGTGGTTCGTTTGCGTCGTCGGTGAGCGCGATCGTGGCGCTGGTGCAGAGCGGCGTGATCACGCCGAACGATGGGCGGACGGCGCTGGGCTGGCCGGAGATCGAAGGCGGCGATGTGCTGCGGCCGACCGGTGCGCCGAGCTGGCCGGCGGACGCAACCGGGCTGCCGTCGATGGGGCCGAAGCCAGGCCCGCGCCCGCCTGACGGCTTGCCCGCGCCGGGCACGCATCAGAACCAGGGCAGGGGCAACGGCGCGGCCCATGCGTGATTCATTCGGGCGCGTTCCGAGTAACCGCCGGCGGTTTCATGTTGCAAAGCCGTTCCTAGTAACCGGCGCCGGTTACATGTTGCAAGGCCGTTCCGAGGGGCCGCCGGCGGCCCCTGATTCCGTTCGCGCACCATCTGGAGGTGGCGATGGCGATGGTGGCGATGGTGGCGATGCAATGAGCTACATCCGCCGGCTCGTGGCGCTGCCCGTGGGCAGCGGCGAATTCGAACAAGCCCGGCGCCTGATGCTGCGGGCGTTCATGCGGTGGATCGCCGACGCCGAGCCGACGCCGGCCGAGACCGAAGAGGAAATCACCGCGACCGTCCACGCCATGCGACAACTGGCGAGCTTGAGCGAGAGGAGGCTCGTGTGACAACGGAACCCCCAAACGACGAGCGCCGCCCTCACCGGCGGCGCCGTAGTCGAATTTTCCCAAATCCACCCCACCGCCAAACCGGCAACGACAGTTGCCTGAAGGGCAATGACGCATGAGCTATATGGCACGCCACGCCGCTCGCTGCAAGACCGCCAGCGCACACTCCGCCCGTAAGCGCCGATCACCCGCCGGACGGAGGGCCGGACCATGAGCGCCGGGAACGGCGCCGTTTTCGTCCCCGATCCGGACTGGCCGAGCATCGTCGAGCTGGCAAGCCAGCGATGGGGGCAGCCGACATCGCGGCGGCAGGATCACGTCCGCTTCGGCGTGAAAGGCTCGAAGGACGTGAAGCTGAGCACCAACGTCTGGATGGACTACGAGACCGGCGAGGGCGGCGGCTACATCGAGATGTGGGCCGCGGTCCGTAAGTGTCCGCTTCCCGAGCGCCGCACAACCGCCAAGGCGCCGCCGCAGCGCGCGATGCCGAAGCCCGCGCGCAAGATCGTGGCCGTCTATCCCTATCACCGCGCCGATGGTTCGCTTGTGCTCGAAGTGGTGCGCTTCGCCGGCGGCGGGCCGCGTTTCAATCAGCGTCGCCCGGACGGCAATGGCGGCTGGATATGGAACCTCGACGGCATCCCCGCGGGCGAGCGCCCGCTCTACCGCCTTCCCGGACTGCTCGCGCCCGACATCGATCGGGTTTGGATGTGCGAGGGCGAGAAGGACGCCGATCGCCTCGCCGCGTTGGGCCGCACCGCAACGACGAACATCGGCGGCGCCGGTAAATGGCGGAAGGAATACGCGGAGGAATTATTCCGCGGCAAGTATTGCGTCGCATTGCAGGACAACGACGAAGCCGGCCGCAAGCACGCCGAGGCCGTCGCCCGCTCGCTCGTCGGCATCGCGGCCTCGACCAAGGTGCTGTTGCTGCCGGGACTGCCGCCGAAAGGCGACGTATCCGATTGGCTAGATGCCGGCCACACGATCGAGCAGCTCGAGGACCTCGCCGACGCGGCGCCGGAGTATCGACCGACGCCGGAAGCCAGACCGGAGACCAAGGCGGGCCGCATCCTCTCGGGACGCGACTTCCTCGCGACCTTCGTCCCGCCGGATTACGTCATCGACGGCATCGTGCAGCGCGCCAGGCTCTATGCCTGCACCTCGATCACCGGACACGGGAAGACGGCGGTGTGGCTCTACATCGCCTGCATGGTCGCCGCGTCGCGCTACGTCGGCACCATCGAAACCGCGCCCGGCGGTGTCGTCATTCTGGCGGGAGAGAACAGCGAGGACCTGTGCGGGCGCCTGCACGCCATGGTGCACGAGTACCGCCTCGATCCCGCGAAACTGCCGCATGTGCTGCCCGCCAACTTCCCGCTGATCGCCGAGGAAGCCGACACCTTGAAGGCCGAGATCGACGCCATTGCCGGCGACAAGGCGCTGATCGTCGCCGACACCGGACCCGCCTACTTCCCCGGCGACAACGACAACGACAACGTGCAGATGGGCGAGTACGGGCGCGTCCAGCGGACCCTCACCGCCTGCCGCGGCCGACCGGCCGTGGTGGCTCTCACCCACCCTATCAAGCACGCCGACCGCGAGAGCCTGATCCCGCGCGGCGGCGGCGCCTACCTCAACGAACTGGACGGCAACCTGTACCTCTGGTCCGACGCGGTGGGCGAAAGCACCACCCTGCACTGGCAGGGCAAGCTGCGGGGCGCCGACTTCGCTCCCGTGCCGTTCGCGCTCAAGCCGATCACGCTCGACCAACTGAAGGACGCCAAGGGCCGCCCGTTCCGCTCGATCGTCGCCGCGCCGCAGTCGCAGGAAGCCGCCGACAATGCCAGGGCGCAGACGAGAAGCGACGAAAACGCGGTGCTCTACTGGCTCAAGGAACGGCGCGGCATCTCGATCCGCGCCATCGCCCGCGAGGCAGGCTGGGTGAGCGACAACGAAGTCCCGAACACGGCCAGGGTGCACCGCTGCCTCACCAGCCTGAAGGGCGACAAGCTAGTCCGTCTGTACCGCGGAAAGTGGGTGATAACGGAGGCCGGCAAATTGGAGCTGGAACCCCAAACATGAGGCCGGTCGTTGCTGGAACGTTATACCGCCCATCTTTCGGGGTGTTTCAAGGCCCTGAAACACTGAAACGCTGCGACGATTTTGCTGCAAAAAACCGGCCAAGCTCTAGGCGTTTCACTGAAACACATGTTTGTAACGGCAGCCCCCAAGAAGTGAAGCGTTACGTTTCACTTCTCTTTCTTAGGGGGTCCCCCATGAAACACGAAACACCCGAAGGGAGGACGTCAGACCATGCGTGTCTCGACTGCGGTGTTCGGGTCAGGCGGCCGAGATGCCCGGAGCGATGGCGAGCGCGTGATCGATCTAACCCAAAGCTACCGATGAGCCCCGCAGCGCGCGCAGCGCGCAGAGGGGTACTTACATACCCCCTGCGCACCGCGGCTGCGCACCAAACCTGCGCACTTCTGCGCACTGGCTGCGCACCGCCTGCGCACGGCTGCGCACCGCCGTTTTTTCCCAGCCTGCGCACAGCCTGCGCACGGGCATTGCGTGCGCAGGTTAGCTCAGCCGCCAGCCATGCGCTGTGAACATGACCGAGAACTAACAACAACCGCAAAAGGAGACCACTCATGGGCGTGCAGCCGCGAAAGCCAACTGGTGGAAATCTTCTGCGGGAAGCGGTGGCCGCGCCGCCGCCGGAGCGGCTGTATTTCTGGCGCGTGCGCACGAGGCTGCCGGAGCGGTTCGGGACGGCCTGCCGGGTGCTGGCGCGGGGCGCGCTGAATTCGGCGCTCGTGCAGTTCCTCGACGACGGCCTGACGGTGATCACGTCGCGCAACTTTTTCCGCCGTGCGCCGCCGGGGGAGCCAAAGGCGCCACGTGCGCGCACGAGCGCGCGCGAACAGATCGTAACGAAAGGACGGAACGACGAATGATCAACTACGCGACTGAAGCTCACCCAACGCTCTACAAGGCCCGCCTCTATCGCTCGCGGCTGGAAGCTCGTTGGGCCGTGTTCTTCGATCTGATGGGTTGGCGGTTTGAATACGAGCCGCTCGACCTCGGCTTGTGGTCGCCGGATTTTCTATTACACGGGCTTGAGGTTCCAATCCTGTGTGAGGTGAAGCCGATAGACGCCATTGATGCCGACGTGTGCGCGAAGATGGCGTGCGCGGCAGAGGAAGCACAGTTCCGAGGCGAACTCTTGTTGCTGGGCGCGACGCCAGATATCGGCGGCACTGATGGATGGCTTGGGTGGCTCGATGACGCCTATTCTTGTTGGCTTCTAGGCCCCGCGCGCCTTGGGGC